CCTATTTCCATGAAAAGACTGAATCACACGGATTCCTCGGATTCGGGTCCAAATCGAAGGAGACGTGGCGATTCTATCAGAATTATTTTAAGGAGGATAAATCCTTGACGAAGATTGTGTTGACGCTGGCATTTGAGAAGGTAACGGCGCCAGCGCTACCGATGCCACAATTGAATCAGTTGTTCTTGTTGTCGGTGGACAAGTTGCCGGCTTATTCGAATCGAACGACACGTATTTACGAAGAATTCATTGCGGCGTGGGGAACAGCCGTGATTGATGAGGTCGTGACAGGCGGCGAGTTTGAAACGAACATTTGGTATGATTCGTCTTTTAATTCGGTATATACGGAAGAGCGTGTTTCGCAATCAGCCCATTGGTCGTTTGCTGGGATCATAGGTAATGGTCACGGATCTACTTCTGATACGTATTTCGTGGATAAGGAATTTAATCAAACGATGGCGATGTCCTATGCGTATGTTGGGGGTAATATCACGATGAGTCCATCCGAGTACTTAGATTGGGCATCGACGGTGCAAGGGTCACAACAAGTAATTAAGTATCATACGGTGCCGATTACGTATTTTGTGATGGATCCGACGAAGAAGCGCGATATTGGGTCAGCTATTGAAGCTTATGGGCGGCGGAGCATGGATGAATTAGATGCGTATGTGAAGTCGTTTCATCCGTAGGAGGTTCTCTAGAAGCTTTAGCGACGACGAGATCATTGAATTAAATGCAATTAAAAAATTAATTGCATTTATTGGCTATCATCATCTGAGCTCGTAAAACCCATTCGAAGTTGCTTTTTTGGAAGCTTATCCAACAAGGATCCGATGATCATTGGGATTGTTAGAAATGGACAAAAGATAACAGCAATGTAGAGTAAATTCATTTCCATTAGATACCTATTGATCCATTATACACTTTTTATCAATGAATTTTTTTATCAATTTTTTTTATAGATCCACATATAAATATATATTTTCTACACAGAAATAGATCTATTCATGTTGCCACACAGGTTTCAATTAAGAAAATTCGAGCCAGAAAAAATGAAGCCTAGCCCATCTATTTTGATTATTGGCAAACGTGGTGCTGGGAAATCGTGGGTGGTGCGAGATCTGATGCACAGCCTTCGAGATATTGAATGTGGTGTAGTTATTGATCCTAAGGGGGAAATGGATGACTTTTATGAACAATTTTTTCCGAATCTTTATGTGCATGACAAAACTAGTACATTTTTATTGGAAAATATTCTTATTCGACAAAGAGAAATTAAACAAAGGAATAAATCAGACCCTCGTGCCGTATTAGTTATGGACAATTGCATAAGCAGCAGAAAAGAATTAGATGATCATCGAATTAAAGAGATTGTATTCAATGGACGATGCTATTGTCTGTCATTTATTTTGACGATATCTGATGCATTACTTCTAGATCCGGCCACACGAGCAAATTTTGATTACGTTGTTCTTTTGGCAGAAGGATCAAGCATCTGTAGAAAAAAATTATGGCAAGACTATGCGTCGGGAATTTTTGAGACATTTGAGTTGTTCGAGCATATATTCATGAAATGTACGGAAAATTACGGGGCGATGGTCATTGATAATAGCGCACAGAAATATAATATAGATGAAAAAGTATTTTGGTACAGAGCATCAGAAAGGAAATTTATGTTTGGCTATGACCCCTGTTCTAGGAGCTTTAGCGATGACGGACTTGGATGTGAAAGATTTCGTCGTCTACATAAGGGAACATATGATCCCAATTTCGATCCAGATGTCGAGGATGTGGATGGCTTTCATTGTTTTGCCAAGACCGAAAAAATTAAGAGATCATTTGATCCAATAACTAAATCAAATAACGAAGAAGAAGTCGACAAGATATTCGATTCTTTTATTAATGAAGATAGTGATATTAATTATGAATCACTTGATCCAATTTCTGAAGAAGAAACACATTCGAATGATCCCATCGTCGATAAAGCTCCTTGGGAACACCCCTTGCGGGGCGAATCAATTCAATTCACATATAATGACCCTACATACAAATTCTCCGCAAATATAACCAATTTACAAAACCATCAACTAATCCAAATACTCTGTGATCATGTGGAATGTTTAAAGGCAATGAATACTCCAAAATAGATTTTTATTTATTTTAGAGTTAAAGTGATGATATATAATATCTACACAGAGTTAGATCATGTCATCCGAAGGAGGTTCACCAGGAGTAAGAATTCCAATGGGATCAATTGAGCCTGAGCCTACCACACTCCCCCCAATCGAAATCGAAGTACATGAGTTCCAGCTCAACCAAATGGTTCCAAATCCGTCTATCCTAATCATAGCCAAACGTGGTTCCGGCAAGAGTTACGTAACTCGGGAATTAGTACATCATTTTCGAGATATTCCGTGTGGCGCGGTCATTTCGCCCGCTGAACAAATGAATAAAACCTATGGATATTTTTTCCCCGATCTCTATATTCATCACAAATTGGATGATGAGTTAGTGAAAAATATTCTTGTCAGACAACGATCTGTGATAGGGGAGAACGAACATGATACAATAGATCCGCGCAGTTTATTAGTTATGGATGATTGTTTGCATATGAGTCCATTAGACGAAAAGAGATCAGTCAAAGAAGTTTTGATGAATGGACGTCATTACGAAATGACATATATCGCGACCATAAACAGTCCAACAGGATTAAGTCCGGATCTCAGGGCAAATTTTGATTATGTATTCATTATGGCAGATAGTAATCCTTCTTCGAGAAGGAAATTATGGCAAAATTATTGCGGCATGTTTGAAAATTTTGATGAGTTTGAAGACATATTTGATGAATGTACTAAAGATTATCGTTCTATGGTAATTGGTAACAGAGATCCGACTGGAGCTAAAGTTTGTTGGTTTAAGGCTGCAGATCGCAAGTTTACATTCGGATCGAAAGATTTTTTGGAAATCCATAAAGAATTATATGATCCCGATTGTATGCACAAAATGTTGGGCTGGATGGATAGAAATGAACCAAGAATAATTCCAAAGGATACTAATTTTAGTTGTTTTATTAACAAAGATAAAGTCAAGGAAGTTAACTATGACAAAGTCGAAAAGTTTTTTGATATGGGTTCAGATACGGAATCTATTGACGATTTTCTTTCGGAAATCGATGACGATCCCAAAGAATATCTCCAAATGTCATACAAAGATGACACGTACAATATATCCGTTAATATGACCGATCTGCAAAATCATGAAGTGATTAAAACGTTATGCGAACATATTGAGTATTTAAAATCTAAAAAATAATTCCAATGAGCATAAGTCGAAATAGATGTAGAATGATTGTGCCTTAATATTTTGTTTAAGATATTAGAGCATTTGCGTAATTGATTTATCTAAGATCGTTGATCCATGATCATCTACACATGACGCACAAACTAAGAATTTTTGTGGGCCAAAATATGTTTCGTGGATGATTCCTTGAAGGCTATCCTTTCCATTTTTCTTACAGATAGCGCAATGACCGGTGCATTTGAAACAAAGAAATATGTCGCGTACGCCGTCAAGTTCGACCATCATTGCGGCGCGAACGAATCCGTATGTGTTACATTCTGTGCAATTATTTAGGTATATGCCTTGTCGTTCATGTTCTAATTGATTTACGTAAGGATTAGGAACAAATGGAAACATGTAATCATGGCAAAGAGTACACCAATTATCTAGGTCATTTTTGTCCTGATTTAAAAGTCGACGGATATAGTTTTGTCTGGTCTGTTGATAATTTGGATTCAAGACATTACGACATTCGTCGATTATTTTTTTCTGGGCGGTTAGGAATGTCTTGCAACCGGAACATTTGGCATCGATTTTATCACAAATACACTCGATACAAATGGGATGACATGGACGAAGGACCGTATTTCTGTCACAATATTCACATGGCATTAAACATGATAATTTTAGTGCTAAATGTTTTGACACACATTCAGCTTTCTTGCAGAAATCATTATGATCGGTGATGGCTGCTCTAATGATATTATGGAGATCGGTGCATATAGGTTCAATGACTGTCCCGTGGAAGATCGATCCTATTAGCGTATGTGGATCAACAATCGTATCTAAGGCTTCAGGGACAAACTGATCCATCGGATCCATCGGATCTACTTTGAAATTAGAATAATATGTATTAGGACATTCCGCGTATCAATTTTTTACTTTGATATTTTATTTAAAATATTAGAGTATGGTTGTGATTGATTTGTCAAAGATAGTTGTTTTGTATATCTCTATGCATGACTTACAAACTGAGAATTTTTTTGGACCGAAGTATGTTTCATGCGTAACTTTTTGGAGCGGATCATTTCCTCCACTGTGACAAACCTGACATTTTCCTAGACATGATAAACAAATACATGTATTTCGTACATCAGTAATATCCGGGAATAGTAATGGCACCGAAAATAACGTTGATTGATTCCTGACCGCACGCGTATACCCATACACATTGCATTTACTACAATTCGTAATAAAAATCCCACATAATTCTCGAAAATGATTGCCTGGATAAGATCCGTTTGGAATCACAATACTATAACAAAGGGGACAATCAACTACCTTAAATCTATTCGGACTCAATAATCCTTTAATATAGATTTTCGGATCAGCCTTCGATTTATCCGGCCACCCGACCATCTCATATCCGTCCGGATCGTAAAGTCCGTTGACATAAATTTCATGATCAGCATCAGGTTTATTCCAATCCAAACACTTATTAAATTTTTCTATCTGGTCTTTTTGTA